AAAGATTCAACTTGTTTTATTGTTTCTGCTTTTTTTTTTTCATTTTCTTCTTTTTTTATCTTCTGTTCTAATTCATAATTATTTCTTAATTCTCTCCATTTAATAAATGTTTCTTGATCCATTTTTTCAAAATCTTCTTTATCTAAATCAAATCTTATACATTTTCTAACATGTTCTTTTTTTTCTTCTTCTTTACAACATGAATAAACATTCGAATGAAATTTATTATCACATCTGGCACATCTATGATAACAACCATCATATTTATCATTATCATTAAATGAATCTTTACAATTTCTACAGTAACAATTTTCTTTACATTCATCAGAATCATCATAATCATCGTAATCTTGCATTTTTTATATATTATATATTATGAAAATTTTTTTATATAATTAATATATAGAAAATGCCAAAATTATATGATTTTATTCGTATTTTATACACAGATATTAAAAAAGAAACTCATTGTAGAGATATTTCAAAAATAATATATAAATCTCCAACTGGATTTAAAAATAATAAATTTATCAAACGTGTTAAAGGTTGTAGCGTTGATTCAAAAGATTTATACATGTTGCATCCAATTGTAAATGTCTTAATTGTAAACCTCAATTATATCCAAAAATATTTCAAAATCTTGATATAGATTATATATTAAAATTTAATAATCTTAATGGTATTACAAACGGTTATGAATATGAACAATACAGGTTATCCATTCATTATTTTCAAGAAATCGCATAATTTTTATATATAATATATCATATATATATAGAAATGAGTAAAAAACAAAATAAATTTAAAAATGATGAAGAAGAACAATATCAATCTGATGATAATGATTCATATTCTGATTCACAAGAAGAATATGATAATCAATATACAAATATTGAAATTTTAAATATCAAAAAAGAATGTATTAAACTTATCAGAAACCTCCCAAAATGGAAAGTTGAAAACGCTTATTCTATTTTATATAAACTTTAATAATATCATTTATATTTTTTTCTATAAGTAATATATATAAATGAGTTCTAATTTTAAAAATAGTTCTGAAAATATATGTAGTCATCATTATTGCAAATCTTGCCATAATGATTTTAATGTTACAGATGAATATAATGGATGTCATTGTTATTGTCTTGAATGTGGTTGTAAACTTATTTCAAATTCTTATGATGATATAGAAATAAATAATGATATAGAAATAAATAAATTTGAAAAATATGATAAATTATTTGATCAAGTATATTCATTTATTCAATTTTCAGAATATTATAACCCTCTATCTTCTTATTATGGAGAATTCTCTAATCTTAATGATGTTCGCTATATATCATATGTTCAAAAATATTTTGAACGCGTCATTTGTCCTATTCTTTCTCTTGGTCATCCAATTGTTAAAACTTTTTGTGTTTCTTTAAATGAACCAATAGTGTGCATTGAATTGGATTCTTATTCTCTCAATGATCCTTTTAATTGTATAATTCTAAATTATGTCAATGAGAACAAAAATTCTATAATTAAATATATTGGTGTATCTATTGGCAATAATTGCCTTGGTGAACCTTTCATTAATCATTATCTTGAATTGAATCATGATAAATGGCTTTTATTTGTTAAATCTGTTAAAAATAAATAATATATTATGTGTCTTTCACATATAATATATTTGTTAAAATTATGCTTTATATTATATATTACATCAACATATAATATATATTTATATTTTAAATCTATGAATTACACCATTTTTATTTATTAATGCATATAATTCACCATCAATTATTTCTTCTTCATATAATTTCTCCACTTTCTCAACATCTACCATTATTTTTTTTGTTTCACCTCTCACAATATATATATTATCCAAATTATTTTTTTTTCTCCATTCTATATCAATTTTTGATTTTTCATATTTATCACCTAATTTTAAACCTTGCATGTACTTTTCTGTTCTTTCTTTCTCTTTGTCATCCTGTAATAATCTAATATCAATCTTTTCTTTTTCACAATATTTATTAATCTTACAATGTATTGACTCTATCACTTGACTCGGTGGTTTATTATTTATTATTATCATATGTATGTGTTTTCCATATCCCATATTCTCTAAATCATCACTTCTTTGTTCAAATGTATATGATAGTAATATAAACCATTCTTTCTTTCTTAATTCTTTAACTATCTTTTTTAAATCTTCAATTTCGCATTGCTTTGGTGATATTGTCACAAATAAATATTGTGGTTTTTGTCTATCTTTATATTTACCTCTTGATATTTTCGTTTTTTCTAATTCTTTTAATTCCTTTGTCTGATTATCATATAATCTTTGAATTGTTGGATTATCACTTCTTTTTATACCTTTCTTTATCTTTAATTTATTTATTTTTATTGAATTTGCTTTAAATGCTTTATCTTCTAAAGCTTCTTGAATATTTAAAGCTTCATCATATGTTAGTGTCTTCTTATTTGGCTTTGATATTATTTCTTTATCATCACTTGATAAATCATCTGAATCTTCAGAATCTTCAATTAAATTTAAATCCTCTTCTTGCATCATTCTCTCATATTCTTCTTTTGTTATCACTTCTGATTTCTTTGATTGTTTTCTGATTAATTTTGACATGTTTATAATATTATTATATAAAATAATTTTTCTTATATAAACAAAAATATTAATTCTTATATAAAAATATTTCTTATATAAAAATTTATTTAAATTTATCTTAATCTTTTTTCTAATTTATTTCTTATTTCTTTATTTGTCATCATACGTCCTCCGTTGTCATTATCATTATCATTATATTCATCTACATCATCATAAATATCATCTTGTTCTTCTTCATTATCATAATTTTCATATGGTTCTAATTCACCTCCGCCATATCCTCTTCTCATTTGTTTTACTGCTCTATTTCTTATAACTTTTTTTCTTGCTCCCAATCCCAATAATGGCGCAACATATGGAGCATATTCTAATGCTTTCGACACGTATGGTTTAACTTTTTCATATCCTTTTCTTATTTTTTCATATAAATTATGTCCAAAATCTTTTAAAGATGAAAAGAAATTACCTCCCCCAACTGATCCATATACATCGTAATAACTTGCTCGTGCATGTCCTTCTGTCTGACTGGATAAAATGTCATTAACTGATACAATTCCAATGTCAAAATCGCAAGTACCCCCAAGAATAGTACATACACCGGACTCTACACTAATAACATATAATGTTGGTGTCATTGTCATAACTTGATTAATATTTGTTGCCAAGACTGTACATTGAAATTGAAAATTTCCTGAAAGCCCAGCACATTCACTTTCTGCCAACCCGATATCTGGACCAAAATTTAATTTTAATACTGATCCAATACCTCCAAATTTTTGGGTGAATGAACTAGCTTGATTCATTATTCCTCCCCATTCATTCCAATTTAAGTTGCAATTGTTATTTCTCGCAATTGAATACAACTGTTGTCTACTGCATTGCGAAAATAATCCTGATCTATTATTAAAATTAATTTGCACTTGATCTATTCTTGCAAAAGAATCTGTATAATTTGGTGATGATTGCATTACTTGATTATTATTTCTTATAAATATATAAACTGATTCAGGTATTGAATTAAATGATATGTTATTTGATGTTAATAACTTGGTCACGTTTGGTTCCATTGTTATCAAAAAATCCGTTGGGTATCTTTGTAGCCTTTGGTATGGGTAACTCAACGAGTCTGGTATCACTTGGATAGCAGATGGTGTCAAAAATTCTACCAATAACTGAGGCGATGCAAGCCCATATGAAAAAGTACCACCACCTAATGATTCAAAATTATTAAATGCAATTGCTGATGATGCGATTTGTGCTCCTGCTAATGCACCAGAATATGCTATAGAGACCATTCTTGATGCGGCAGTTGTATAAAATGAGGCTATGACGTCCATATTTTGTAATCCATACAAGGCAGGTGTATATTTATTCCATGCCAATGGAGAGATAAATAATGGTTCTGTAAAAATGAAGTCTATGATAGCTTGATTGGCCGTATTCAAAACTACGTTAAATTCTGGAAATCCACCTCTACCTCCTGTTGCATCGTCTGATGCATCTGAGTAGCCTGATAGAGGACTTTTTATTGATCCGATTAAATCTTCATAATTTGATGATGTATCTAAATAAGATGGTGTTATTGACATTTCATGATTTTTTAACTCAGAATCAAATGTATAACGACATAAAGCGCTGAACATATCACCAATTTCAAGGGATGATGATTTTCCTGCAAAATTTACTTGAAGATTTGACATGGACTGGGTGAGAGGGAATGCTCTTGGTGCGAAATAGTTAGGACGCAAAAGCGGATTCGGATTTACATTCCCAACTGGCGCATTCAATACTATTCTTACGGGAACTCTTTGGTAAATTGTTTTATTTACAAATGTATTAACTGATGGAACCTTAATATTATAAGTAATACTTGATGTGCTTACATTTGTAGTTGTTATTACTTGAAATGTGTTCTCCTTTGCTGATTTTAATATTGCAAATTCTCTGCCATGAACACTAGTTCTCGGATCATCAACGGCTACTGTTTTAATTGGTGTAATGTTTAAACTCATATAATATATATTAGATAATTATATTATTTCTATATTTATAAATTATTTCCATCATTATTAATTATTGTAATTGTGAACTATCATATAATGATTTCTTGAAAAATCCTAATTTTAATGTATTGACCTTTCCATATGAAACAAATAGTGGATGTAGTACTTGGTTTTTATCTTGCCAATATGTCTGAAAATCAACTTTCACTAATGGTTGATCTGAATTTAAACATATTAACCTATAGGGCCCACTAGGAACATATGTAAATACATTTCTTTGTGATCCTGTTACGCCGATGTCCGGTGTAAAATCACTAATAATATTTCTGAATGATGAGCCTGAGTTGTCTTGGCCTGTAATTTCAGAGATAGTTGGGATTGATTCACCAACTATTGGTAATGATTTTGTTATGAATACTATTGATACCAATGAATTCCATGATGAAATTATTGAATATTCTTGTTGATAATATAACCATGGTGGCTGAACAGTGTAAATATCTGTATTCCCAACTATTATATCAGGTGTTGATATATTTAATAATGTCTGATTTGTTATCGGCGTATTTGCTACATTTTCTGGTGTGTATTCATAATTCTTTAAATCTCTAAATATCATCATAAAATTTGGTATTGTTGTTAAATAGGAAATATTATAAAATGATTGAATTGCATCAAAATAACCATATAATTTTGGATCTAAAAACATGTATATTGTTCCTACTGGTTGTGGAAAAATTGGCGTACCTAGTGATGTAAATTGACTTAAATACGGATTTATCCCAGATATATCATAATTTGGTACATACAATCTAATCAATTCAGTTGTTGCATCATATTTATAATATGGTGCTTGAGTTCCTGATAATATTGAATTTGCTAATTGCATTTTATTGAATACTTTTGTAATTGTATCGTTTACCATTGCTATAAATGCATTATAATAATATACATTATAATAAAATGTTGATGTATTTTGTGGTCTTTTAGGTATAGTTGTATTTGAGGGCGATTGTGGTATTGGTCCATTATCATGGGGATAAAATATTACGTTTTGGCTGTATAATACATTATTATATGACATTGACACCACAAATGGTGTGTAATTTGGATCAGTTGCGTCTAATGGATTCGGAATCACTGGGCATACAAATAATGGTATCCCGCTTGCGTCTACCTGAAATTTTACGACTGACATGTAGTAGTCATTACATTTTTGTAATATTGGTTCAGTTCTTGTCTCTTCAAATGATGCTAATTTTGAGCTTCCATCTTGTGTTGTTCCTGATATAAATGCATCATAATATGTTATATCTGGTGAGTATTTGCTATTTCTCAAATTCATCTTTATATTATATAATTAGAAATATATATTTTAATAAATTATTATGTTAATATATAATATGTCTAAACACATTAAAGAAATTGACGATGACAAATGCAATTATATTTTGAAATCTGAAAATAAACAACTTAGTGACGTTATTAAAAAATATAAAAATATCATTAAAAATGATAAATCTGATGTCATACAATCAATTAATACTTCTAATTTAAATGATCACATGAAACAAACTGATATAAAACATTTAAAACTTATTAGAGCTATGAATTTGACAAATCAAATGAAGCAAACTGATCTGGAACACAAAAGACTTATTAAAGCAATGAATTTGACTAATCAAATGAAACAAACTGATCGAGAATATAAAAAAATTATTAAAGCTTTCAATCAAAAATCTAAAAAAACAATTGCCAAAAAAAAAGTTCCTAGAAAAACAATTGCCAAAAAAAAAGTTCCTAGAAAAAGACAAATTAAAAAAATATTTTCAAAAATTAAAGTTGATGAAATTCCAACTGAATATTTCCCAAGAATTAAAATTACCAGAGATCGTAAAAAAATTAAACCTGTTATTATTCCTCAACATATTGAACATATTGATGATAGCCTTAATCGTAAAATAATTCAAGAATTAGATCCAGAAAGAGCAAATCAAATGAAAATAAATGAAATTGATGCAGAAATTTTAATATTAAGTGAAGAATTAAAAAATAATCAAATTCCAATAAATGAATTACGTGATGACACCATTAAATCATTTGAACTTCAAAATTTTGAACCAAGTAATATTGATCTTGAAGAAGCTATTGAAAATACAGCATCTCAACTATCCAATAAAGATCTCAAACAAGTTGAAAATGATTTATCAAATATATTAAATAAAAATATTGAAATTATTAAAGCTACTAATTTGCAATATGATCAAACTAATGAAGAACATAAAAGGCTTGTTGAAGCTATGAATCTAAATAATCAAATAAAAAAAACTAATGAAATTAAAGATATGGAACTTGATGATGAAATTAAAGATGTTGAATCACAATTATCAAAAAAAGAACTTAATGAAGTTATTGATGATATGGAAAAAATTATTTTATCACTATTGACAAAAAAAGAAGTTAATGAAGTTATTGATGATCTTGCATTAGATATGCAAAATAATATATAAATAAATAAATTTCTACATATATAATATATGTATATATACGATCATAATACTAATATTTATTATTATTATCAATGCATTAAAGATTTCATATCTCATTCATTTTTCATACATAGTTAATAATGTCACTAATTCATCATATGTTAATTTAAATTCTTTCTTTAATTTTGTCATTATATCATAATAATCATCAAGTTTTATGTCTTTTAATTTAATTCTCATTGCAACATGTCTTCCACAGGTTTTTATATCATCTCTATGTTTTTGAAATTTATAATCATTATATTCAACTGGATATCCTGATTCATATAATAATTTTGTTAAATATGGATAATATTGATTTGATTCTTTTCTAAATTTCATATTTATTTGTTCTAATTCATCATCTGGTTGTGAATCCCCATAACTGTCAAATACTTCTATTCTATCATTATATTTTATACAACATGTCCAATGTCCGTATGATTCTTTTGTTAAATATAATAATACAAAACATCCATGTGGTCTTAATACATCATCTATATTCTTATATTTTGTTAATTCTGTATATGTTAATACTCTTACTTTTTTATCTAAAATATTA